TCCAAACCGCCATGCTGATAGCTTCGAGTACGCTTTCACAATCTGGTGTAAAGAACACACGCCCGGTTGCTGAAAGCGTGGTCATCGTGAAGATACGGTCTGTAATCTTGCACTTGGCAGCATTCGTAACGTTGATATTTCCCAGTTCCGCCTCAATCATAGCTTTCTGCAAACCTCGTTTCAGCACCAGCTCCGCAGAATCGCAGTACACATTCGTAATGAATCCGTACCGGTCTAATATCTTCTCAACGAATTTCATAAACATCCGATTCAAATCATCGGGGTCTGTTCCGTCTGCATCGTGCCATTCAGAGGACAGCACATACAGCTTCTCATATCCCTGGGTAATACCAGACGCAACAAAAGCGTGGCCGGAGCCGTTACCTCCGAAGTCCACGCCTATATTCAGCTCTATGAACTCTCCACGTTTCGCCATGTCAATCGTCTCTTCCAACGGCACGATGTACTCATCGTCCTCCGCCGCTATGGAAGTTGCCAGCTTAACGTATATCAGGCCTTCTGCAATACTTCTCTTACCTTCAATATCTCGGATGTACCAGATGCTGTCCTTGTCATACTGGCTGACAATCTCAGCTATTCTCTGCTTCGGGATGTTGATATTCTCGAAGATATTGAAATGCTCGTAATTGTAACCACCCAGAAGCTCTCCCTTGGCCGCTTTCTCAGCGTATTTGTCAATGTAATCAACGTATATCGCTGCCTTAGGATGGTCTGGGTTCAAGTCCCAGAAGATTTTTCTGTTCTTGGCTGCCAGTTGTCGGTTGAATGCCTCTTTGATGGTGTTGTCATGATGCAGGTTGATCTCGGTTGCAATCCACATACCGTATGAGTTACCTCGGATTTTCTTGTAACTATCGGACGCTGCACCTCCGGCGAAGATTACAATCTTGTCTTTGTACCCCGTATCCGGGCCATTTATCAGCAGGCAGTCATTCCCTTTGTACTGAGTCCACCTGCACTGCCCACGAAATATATACTCAAGACCGAACCCATTAGCATCTCCAATGTTCAGCTTAGCATTCGCCATAGTCGAACCAGTCGCCAGGTGGATTCTATCCTTCGTCGTTTTTAATTCGTGAGCAAATGCGAAAACATTATCTACCGTCTTACCGGAACGAACAGCACCTTCCAGGATATTGTAGGTACTGTTCGCACAATTTTTGATATACCGCTTGTGCTTGTCGCTGAAATTGAACCCTATACGCTTGCGCCTGTTGACCTTGACATACGGGTTGGATAAGCCCTTATTCTTCGCCGCCATAAATGTCGGCTTCGATACCCTCCATGTCTTCTATCTCGTAAAGACCAATTTCCTGCTTATCTCTCCAGATGTCCGGCCTACGATTCTTCAACCAGAAACAGCACGCTCCTACGTCCGGTATGATGTCCTCTTCGGTCTCAACCGTCTCTATCTTCGCAGGCTTGGTATTACCGTCTTTGTCCATCTCAATAATTTTCCGGGTTACTTTTGTTTTCTTCTTACTTCCTTTTGCTCGCTTATACAGACTCAGTTCGACTTCTGCATCTGCATACTCTTTTCCGGCGGCCAGAGCCTCTGCAAACTCCGGGTAATCCTTTTTCCAACGGTTGATTGTTCTCGGAGATACCTCGAATGCGTCAGCTAAATCCTCATCCGTACCGCCTCTCATGCACAATACCTTGGCAATTTTTACGAATCTCTCATCATACTTCTGCTTTGCCGCCATTCAACCACCTACTTCCCTGCCAGGTAGTCAACCGCCCAGTATTCAATCATCTGCCATTTGTTCTTGCTGGTAATCGTGCCGTCCTTCTCTGCTTTTTTTAGAGCTTTCTTGATTACTTCCGCCGATTCTGCCGGAATGGCAGCACTGCCAAATACTTTCGCAAGGTACGTCCAGTCCATGTCCGGGTCAAAACCCGCATCGTCCATTTTCTCATTTGCTGCGTCAATCATGGAGTGGACCGCCGCCCCTACGTTCCGAATATCCGTAAACTGCTGGTACTTATCCAGTGTCTCCACAAACTTTTCACACTGCTCATAGGCAGCAACACCGATAATTTCCGCACAGCTACCGTTCAGATTCTTCATCAGTGCGTCCAGATCTCTGATCTGGCTCGGAAGAAACGCAAACGCAATGGTCTTGAAATCAAATTGAACCGCCGGAGTATTCAGCTTATCAAACTGCTCCAACGGTTCTTCCAGAATCTCTTTTCCGATATAGCTCTCCATCATATCATCGACATTATCCATCAGCTTCACGATCTCTTTCAGCGTACTCTCATCATCAAATCCGGAGATTGCATTGTGGGCCAGCTGTTTAGATGCCGCCTTGCTTCGGGTCAGTCCACTCTTATCCAGGATAACGATAATCTCTTTCAGCCCTGCTTCTCTTGCACTCTTTACTCTGTGGTGTCCGGAAATAATCTCCAGTTTCTCTCCCATCAGTGCAATCAGCGGTAAACTCTCCAACTGCCCTCTGTTCTTGATGTTCGCCGTGAGCTGATCCTGCATCTCGTTTTTCATTATCCTGGCATTGATGTCCTGTTCTTTAAGGTCGGCCAACTGCACTTTCGCAATATACAGTTCCGTACCCATGTCATAAATTATTTCATATTTTGCTTTCTGCTCTTCTGCCACTGTTCTTCCCTCCTTAACCACTCTTCTAATGTTTCCTGCTCTGTCCGGTCAGTCAGCTCCGCTTCGTATGTCAGCTTGAAACCGTTGTTCTTATCCTTCTGACGGTTTACCAGCTTCATAATGCCCCGGACTTCTTTGTTCTCCGGGTACTTTGTCAGCATAGCGGTCCGGACTTTCGTTACCTTCTCACGTTCCAGATCGTCTAGGAGCGTTTCTGTGAAGCAATGGTTCTGTGCCAGCATATACAGTAGTCTACCAAGCCGATACGTGGTGTGTGGGACCTTCATAACATACCAGATGAAGAGTGATGTGGCTTGCATCTTTGAAATCCCAAATACGCCCGACACCATCCCGTCAATTAGAACGGCTCTATTGAATGTGGCCGATGAGCCAACAAAATTATGCGTCCATAGCTGTCTGTAATACTGTGCCTCTGCTGCCTTGATGGGGATGATCTGCACCTTACTTTTCCCCGTTATCTCGTAGTCTCTCGGCAACATACTACAAGCAATCGGTGCCAGCTTGCTCTCGGAAGGTCTTTTGATTTTTCTTCCCTCTGCCAGTGCTGCCGCTTCTTCTCCTCTGTTCGAGGTAATGTAGCTGTTCAAATCCGCTCTCGTACCGGCTCTTGCAAATATCGGTTCTCCAACAGCTTCTCCGGTCCTTTTCTCTTGGTAGCAAACAACTAAAGCATTCGCGTTCATGCACCGGTCAAACAGCTCAACGTGTCCTGTTTCCGGGTCAAACAGCTCATACTCTGGTTCCTTCCAGGTCATTTTCCCCTGAGTGTCATAGAACTTCTCATAGCCAGAGAAGTAGGTCGGCGGATTTGCAATAACCAATGTATGAGGGTCGTCAAGCACTTCGTCCAGGTGGTCCCACATATCCAACGGGCGGTACGTCATACCGTACATTTCCTTCTTGATGTTTTCCAGGCTCTGCCGGATATGTTCAATGTGTTCCTCTCTTCTGTCTCTCAAATCTTTCAGCAGATTAAAGAAATACTCATTGCCGGCTGTCTTCGATGTTCTCAGATACATCTGAGCATACAGGGCAACCGCCGGGTCCAACAACTCCTCATCAGAAAAGCCCTGGGCGTGTATCTCCAATTCATCCAGTGGCTTGCCTGTAATGGCATACCCCATAACCGAACTCATCATAGACACATCGCTTGTCTCAATCTGCCCTGGCTTATACCCATTCTGGATTGCCAGATTGCTCATGGCGAATGTTCCGGCGCATGGCTCCACGAATCTCGTATACCCATTCTTCGCAGCATTTTTTATCAGATTTACTAAGTATCTCTGCTCCACCGCACCCAAGCATCCCAAGAACATCTCTCCTGGGTCTCTGAAAAATGCCATTGCTTATCAACTCTCCCTTCTCTCGTTGCATTAAAAAGGCACCGTACCCTTTCGGATGCGATGCCGTTGTTTTTGGACCGGAGCCCTGCAATGAACAGGACCTCAACTATGGAATAGTTGCGTGCTGCTTACACCAGCTCCGGATATTATATTAAAGCGCCCATCCCAAACAGACTCATTTGCTGATAGCCATCATCCGGCTTCGTCTGCACTTCGGGCTTCTTACTTACTACTGCCGCTTTCTTTCCCTTTGGGGGATTCGGGTCTGGAAGTTCCTCGATAATCTCTCCGGTGTTCTCTAACCACCACTCAGCAAAAACGGTTCTGTGACACCAATCTTCTGGGATTCTTACATCCTCGTAGCACAGAAGGGCTAAATCCTTTCCTTGTGCCGCTGCGTCACGTTCCATCTTCATAACCATGCTGATGATTCTGTCCTTGCCTATGCCGTTCAGCTTCTCGTAATAGGCTTTCTTGAAATCTTCCAGGTTCATTCTCAGCATATAACCTTTCGGTGCCAGTGAATAACACTGGTTCTCCAGTTTGTACGCCAGTTTGTATTTCGGCGTCCCGATGCTGATTCCTACGCAATAATACTTGCCATCTGCAAGCTCTTTGTTGCTATATCTGCTCGTATAAATTCCCATTGTCTGTCTGCTCCTTTTCCCTCGAAAAACCGTTGTTTTCCATACTTTAATTATACCAGATTACCTACCTAAGTACAGGGAATACAAGCTGTTTACCATTTTTTAGAATCCCTTCCTCCGGCTTTGCGATCCGAAGACCGCTCAGCCATCAGAGAAGGAAAAGTCGATTCACAGTGCTCGTTTTATGGTGTGACATATGGGCTTTTGGCACTTACTACGTTACCACAGGTATTTTACCCTCGTCAATTCCATATTTTCTACTGTTTTTGAACCCATTTTTCTCACACGCCCAACAGGTACACAGCTATGATCTTGCAGGCGTTCCCGATGTCCTTATAGACAGTTTTCTCACTCACACATTCCTCACTCGCAATCTGAGCAACCGTCTTTTCTTCCTCCGCTATGTAGTATTCGTACACTTCCCTGTAACACCGCATAGCTTCTGGCCTTTTCGATGTTTCGCACTCCTCCCGGTACGTCTCAATCGCACGCTCTATCCGGTTGATGTAATACATATTCTCTGCCCTGCGTTTTTCTTCTTTCTCCACTACGCTTTCCTGGCTATTGATATGTGTCGAACCCATCAAATCTCTTAGGAACGTCCACCGTTTTTCTACTTTCTCGCCTTCCGTAAATTCTTCGTCTTCTGGGATTTCCCTTTTCAGTCTGCGGTAGTCTGATAACAATTTCTTGGTCCTTTTTACCTTGTCAGCGTTACTCTGCTCACGTTTTTCGGTCTTTTTTTGCTGTTCTCTGTACACTTTGACCGCTTCTTTCGCAGATATTTCCGCTATCTGTGTCAGCTCTTTCCCTGTTACCTGGTAGATTCTGTTTCCCTCCAGACTCTCCGTTCCCACAGGTACGATTTCCAACAGTTCCTGCTCGCTCTGCCTTTCCATATGCCGCCATACCTCCTTGACTTTTCTTGCTCTGCTCCATATAATGAATCTATCTGTAAACATTTGAGGAGCTGCCATGGGGATATGGCGGCTTTTCTTTTTTTAATTCAGAATCTGCAGCCCAAGTGCCACATAACCTTCCTGTAATCCGATAAAGTCTCTGAGAACATATCTTACTACTGCTCCGATTTCTCTTCCGCTGTATTTGATGTTATCCCATTCCTTAAGGATCAGCACATCTCCCACATGGAAGTCTCTGTCGTCCTTCCGGATTTCAAACGGTTTGTTGCCCTCTATCGTTTCCTGGAAGTATTTGGGGTACGTCTTCAGCTCATGTGTCATGCTCTACCTCCGATACTTCTTGCATGAGGCGAAGTGTGAAATATAACCTGCTCCGTCTCCACGCTCGCCTATCAGAATTCTTCCTGTCACTACCTCTCCGTCCGGTGTGACGATCTTCTCTTTCCCGGAGCTGTCCTTCTTGTAATTATGCAGTACCATGTCTACTGGCATATTCTTTCCGGACTTCATACGCACCCAAAGGATTCTTCTGCCACACTGCCGGCACGTTCCTTCACTTGCCCTGTTGATCACAGTCGCACCTTCTTTCCCATTTCTGCCGTTCCGTATCTCAAAGCTTCATTTACTCTTCCTCCTCTGGTTCG